CGGCCAGGTCCGCAATGGCCGTCGCGTTGAAGATGAGCTTCAGAATGTCGTCTTCAAACGTGTTGCCCTTGCTCATTCAGCTGCTCCGTCCGCCGTGAGGCACTGGCTCCGGTAGGAGTCGAAGAGTGCGTTCGCCATGGGCCGACCCTCCTACCGCGTCGTTACGGCGTGCCCTCCGCCGGGCTCGTCCACTTCTCGCCCGCCACGCCGGTACCGTGCGCCGCCGTGGGCTTCACGCGCCCGCGGTACTGGATGTAGGTCGCGCCGACGGTGGCGTTGGCGGTACCGCGTACGACCACTACGCGGACATAGCGTTCGAGCGGACGCCGGAGGTCGATGTAAAAGGTCTTGTCGTCGTCGGTGTCCGCAATCGTTTGACCTGTCCCGGCGAGATCCGCGCAGTCCGAGCAGCCCGAATCGAGGCCCTGCTGTGCCTTGATCGAGGTGACGGCGGTGGCGACGATCGGACCGAAGGGCACGATGATCAGCACGCCGTCCCATCCGGCCATGTCGAGCGTGGCACCGTTCACGGTGGTCGCCCCAGCGGCCCCGGCCGTCAGGTTGATCGCCGTGGTGAGCTTGCTTTCGTCGGCCAAGAACGTCTTCTGCGCCGAGGCCGGATGAGGCGCGAGGAGCGCCCCGATGACCAGAAGTCCGATCAGTATGCCCATGCGTCGCATCGCGTTGCCCTCCCTCAGATCGCCGCGTCGATGACGTCGGCCCGGAGCTCGATGCCCGCGGCCTCACAGGCCGCCTTGAGCGCGTCGGCGGCGGCCTTGATGGCCGCCAGCTTGTCCCCGTCCACGTTCCCGTGGCCGGTGATGTTCACGAAGAGCCTCGCGCGGCCCACGGGGGCCGCGGCCGTCTTGGGTGGCATCGTTCCCCTCCTCAGCCGCGGCGCTGTGGATCGCCCAGGGCGGCGGCCTCGAGCCGCTTCCCTTTGGTATCCACCCGCTCCGCCATGCCGTTGGCGACGAACTGTTCGGCCTTCTCGGCCGTCAGCTCGTAGACCTCGCCCATCTCCAGGTCGAGGACCTGGACGAACTGAGCGACGTGCCGCAGCATCCGCACCCGCACCAAGTCGCGGGCCATGGCTCAGCTCGCGGCGTTGACGAAGAGCTTGACCGGGTTCGTGCCGGCGTTCAGCAGATCGCCGTCGTGGCGCGAGAAGGCCAGGAAGGCGGCCTGGTGGAACTCCGCATATCGCTCGTCCAGCCGGATGAGCTGCACGCCCAGGACGTCGCGGATCAGGTACTTCGAGAGATCCCCGAACACGACCGACTTGGCGGAGATCGCCATGGCGGCCACGTCCTGGTTGATGACGATCGGATAACCCATGAGCGTGTCGGGCGCCCCGGTCGCGATGCTCGCCGCCCAGAGCGGCCGGCCCGTGGTGTCGACGATCAGCTTGGTCTTCTTCAGCGAGGAGTCGGCCATCATGAAGCTCGCGCCCCGGCGATAGGCCGGATCCACCGAGTGCTCGAGCTCCACGATGCTGGAATACTTCCAGGTCGTGGTCTGGGAGTCGCCGTTCGGCGCGGTAAACCCCGTCGGCGCCGCCGTGATGATGCCGTTCGGCTGACCCGTCCCCGTGCCGGTCGTGAAGTGCTCGTTCAGGATTCGACCGATCCGCTCGCCCAGGAGCTCGCCGAGGAGACTCGGCACGTTGACCGCGTTGTCCTGGAGCAGCTGCACGCTGACGCGGACGATCTTCGAGGAGTACAGGAATGAGTTCAGCACGAGCTGGGCGAAGGCGACGTCCTGCTCGTTCGCCTGCGCGTTCTCCGCGATGATCTGGCCCTTCTGGGCTGTGTCGTTCGTGGTCGGCCAGGGCAGATCGGCCCCGGTCTCCGTGCGGATGACCCGGCACCGCTCACGCATCCCGCCGAAGGCAAGCAAGGCCCGCTCGAGCTCCCGCATCAGCTCGTCGGGCACGGCGAAGCCACCCGCCGAGCCGGTGCCCACGCTGAGCGCCCGATACTCCCAGTCCCGGCCGGCGTGGAGGCTCCGCATCGGGAGGGTCGAGAAGTTGAGATTCAGGCTCCGGGCGCCGAGCGCGATCCCGACCCGCTCGGCCGCCGATCGATCCTCCGGCGTAAGTTGGACGCCGGCCGCCGGCGCGAGGAGCCAGGCCCGGAGCCCTCGGATCGAGTCTTCCTGGCCGCGCTGGAGGCGGCTCATCGCCGCCCGCGCGTCGCGGCTGTCGTCCGACCGGGGCTGCGACGGCTCGGTGACGCGCGCCTGGGGGTCCGCGAGCGACTGCTCGAGGGCCTCCTGGCGCTCCTGCATGTCGATGTGGCGCTTCAGCTTGTCGATGTCGTCGTGGAGCGCCTGCCACTTCTGGTCTTCCTCGGCGGTCAGGATCTCGCGCTTGTCGTCGTGCGCCTTCTTGAGGATCTGGTTGGCTTCCTCGGCGAGGCGGATGCGCTTCTCTCGGAGCTCCTTGGTCGTCATCGGCGGCGTGTCCTTCTCTGCTCGCCGATGGATGGCGGGAGGCCCGCAAACGCAGAAACGGGCACCGCGCCATCGGCGAACCGTTGTGTCGGTTCGTCGGGCACGGCGCCCGCTTTGGCGGCGCGCGTGTCAGGCGTTGGGTCAGCGCGTTCGGCTCACATGTGGCCGAGCCGCCTGCCCCACCAAATCCTGAGGTCGGACGCTACACGAGAGTTCGCCCTTGTGTCAACGATTTTGCTCGGCCGCCCAGCGGAGCCGATCCGTGACGGTGACGGGGCGCCCGAAGCTGCGCGCGGCCCGGACGGCCGTCAACGACCGCAGGGCCACCTCGGTCTGGGGATACGCCGGGAAGGTGACGATGCTCACCTCGCGAACCACCATGTCGAGCACGGTGCGCGTGGGTGGGTCCGTCGTCTCGTCCCACAGATCCTTGAACGTGCGGAAGGCAAAGGACATGCCCGTGACGTCCCGCCGCCGGATCGACTCCACGATGTCCTGGCCGCTCGTCGTCTCCGGCGGGTCGATCTCCACGAGGAGCCCATGCCCGTCCTTCTCGGTCCGCAAGGTGCCGGCGGTGATCCGGCCCAGGATTCGGCTCGAGTCGTGATCCACGAGCGCCCTAAGATCGACTCGATCCTTGAGGGTCCGCTCGACGGCCTCCGGCGCGATCTGCTCCCGGAAGAAGCCGAGGTTCTCGGACAACCGGTTGAAGACAATCGCGTACCCCCGAATCACCTTGGCCACGCCGCGGGATTCGATCCGGAGATCCCCGCTCTCGACGATTCGTGTCTCGACCTCATCCCTGATGGCCATCGATCGCCTCCGTGAGTGCCCGGGTCAGGGCCGCCTCCCGATTCATTTCCCATTGGCGGATGAGGGCCCCGAGCCCCCCGTTGGCCAGGGCCGTCCCATAGGCGCCGACGGCGGCCTGCGCCCAGTCGACGAGGCAGGCCTGCACCGCGACCTCCCGCTCGGCGGCCTCCGGCATGCGGAGCAGCCAGGGGCGGAGCTCGGCCAGGGAGTCGGGCACGAATCGCCCGAAGTAGAAGGCCTCGGCGCGGGCAAGGGCCTCGGTCGGCTTGGCCTCCCGCTTGCGCGCCTGGGCGAGCTCCCGTCGGACTAGCTTTCCTGCGACAAGGGCGAAGGTGGCCTGGCGCCAGCCCCGGAGCTCGGCCTCCGTGGCCAGCCGGGCCGTAATGGCCTCCACGGCCTCCATGGCCGTATCGATGGCCTCCCGCATCGGCGCCAGGTGGGTCGTGAGGATCGCCTCGTCCACGCCGACCGCCGGCGGGGTGGGTGCCGGAGGCTGCTCGACGCGCGCCGCGATCTGCGCCGCGGTCGCCTGGAGGGCGGCGACGGGCTCGCGCACGTCGAGGCTGGCGAGCGTGGTCGCCACAGCCGCGATCCGTTCCTGCAGCGCCGCCACCTCGTCGCGGACAGTAGCCGTGGCTGCGGTCAGGTCGTCGGGCGTCGCCGGGATCGGCCCCACGCCCTGGGCGATCCAGTCGTCCAGCGCCGCCTGGTGCCGTGCTTCGGCCTCGTGCAGGATCGCGAGGCTCGACTCGAAGCCGACGTGACGGCGCGCGATCTCGGCTTGCAAGTCCTCCACGAGCTTCCGCACCTTCGGGTCCTCGGTGGCGGGGGCGTCGGGCGTGGCTGGCGCGGGCGGGGCCGGCGGTCGGACCTGGGCGTCGATGATCTCGTCAGTACGATCCGCCGGGGCCATGTTCGTCGGGATCAGGTAGACCTGGCCCTGTCCGTCCGGCAGCGGGTTCATGTTCTCGAACTCGCGGACGTCGTCGGCCGAGAGCCAGCCCCAGTTCCGCCCGACCGCATAGGCGGCATACCGGCTCTGGATGTTCCCGCGCAGGAGGCCGTCGACCAGGTGCTCACAGAACTGCTGCCGGCGCTCGAGCGGCGCGATGAGCTTCCGGTTGCACTCCTGCTCCCAC